ACATCGACAGCACCGCCACCTGAGCAAAACTGGGATTTGGTCGCCATATGATCGCCAACGCCGAGACGACAGAAGACAAGAGCTACCGCATCATCGATCTGCGTGGTGCGTCAGGCGACGGGTGGAACGATTCGCCGTCCCGTGGCCCGGCTGGCGTGCGGGTTACGCCTGAGACGGCCATGCAGTGCTCGACGGTTCTGGCCTGCGTGCGGCTGATTGCCGAGAACGTCGCCACGATTCCGCTGCATGTGTTTCGCCGGCTGCCGGAGGGCGGCAAGGAGCGTGCCCGCGATCTGCCGCTCTACCGTCTGCTCAACCAGCAGCCCAACGGCTGGCTCACGTCGTTTGAGTTCCGCGAGATGCTTACGGCACACTGCCTGCTCTACGGCAACGCATACGCCGAGATTCGCAGCGGGGCGAAAGGTGCCGTGTCAGAGTTGTGGCCGCTGCATGCGTCACGGATGAGGCCAGAGCAGCTCGAGGACGGGACGCTGCGGTATTGCTACCGCGAGCAGAACGGCCGCGAGACGATCTACAGGCAAGACCAGATTTTCCACTTGCGGTGGCTGTCGAATGACGGCGTTTCTGGGATGCTGCCCATCACGCTCTCGCGTGACGCCATCGCACTCGCTCAGGCGTTGGAGACGCACGGCGGTGCGTACTTCGGCAACGCCTGCCGGCTGTCAGGGCTCATGGAGTCCGACAACCCGATCACGGTGGAGACTGCCGAGCGGCTGCGTGAGCAGTTTGAGCGGATGCACCGTGGGGCCGACCGAAGTCATAGAACGGCCGTACTCCCGCAGGGCGTGCATTGGAAGGACGTGCAAAGCACCAACGAGGCCAGCCAGTTTCTGGAAACCCGGCAATACCAAGTGATTGAGATTTGCCGCGCCTACCGGGTTGACCCGTCGTACGTGCAGGACAAGACGAAGGTGGGATACGCCAGCCAGGAGCAGGCCGCCATCGACTTGGTGCAGCAGACGCTCTTGCCGTGGTTCCGCCGCTGGGAGTCGGCCATTACCCGCGACCTTGTGGTGAAAGACGACGTTTTCTTTGCTGAGTTTGATACCCGTGGCCTGCTGCGTGGCGACCTGGCCGCCCAGGCCAACTGGCTGCAAACCATGCTCAACACCGGCATCTACTCGATTAACGAGTGCCGCGAAGTGCTCAACATGAACCCCATCGGGGCGGATGGCGACCAGAGATACATGCAAATGAACCTCACCACCATGCAGGGCATTGCGTCGGCGGCTGCCGGCAACGCTGGTGAGCCGGCCCCGGCCGACAACCTGCCCGTGTCGTACACCGACGAACTGCTCAACGGCGAGACACCGCCGGAAGGTGCTGTTAGGCCCGCCGGCCCAATCTCACGTTCTGCCCCAGACGCCGTGGGCGTTGGAGACTTTGTGTCGTGGAACTCGTCGGGCGGGCGTGGTCGCGGAAAGATTGACCGCGTGGTACGAGATGGCACGATCAACGTGCCGGGCAGCGACTTCAATATTGAGGGCACAGAGGACGATCCGGCCGCACTCATCAGCGTCTACCAAGAAGTCGTAGGCGGATGGAAGAAGACTGACACGCAGGTGGGCCACAAGTTTTCGACGCTCACGCAGATTGACCCGCTGCCCGAGCCGCCGCCGGAAGAGAAGTCACAACCCAAGCGTCGGAGCCGCAAGCGTGGCTAAGTACGACAACATCGACTTCACGCCACCCAATGGCGTGCAAAAGGAGGCGGCTCAAGGGCTGGAGTGGCGTGACAAGTTCAACCGTGGCGGCACTGAAGTTGGAGTGGCCCGAGCGAGAGACTTATCAAACGGCACCAACATCAGCCCAGACACGGCACGCCGGATGGCGTCGTTCTTTGCCCGCCACGAAGTGGACAAGCAGGGCGAAGGGTTCCAGCCAGGCGAGGACGGCTTTCCCAGTGCTGGGCGTATAGCGTGGGCTCTGTGGGGCGGCGACCCTGGACAAGCATGGGCAAACAAACTTACGCGGCAGATGGATGCCGCTGACAACGAGGGCCGAACGATGAACACTGAACTGGAACGCCGCTGCGTGGCTCTTCCGCTTACGCTGGAAACCCGAGAGGCCGGCAAGGCATACATCACCGGATACGCAGCAAAATACAACGTCCGCTCTACGCTGCTCGGAGGCCGGTTCCGCGAGGAGATCAAGCCGGGTGCGTTTGACCGTGCCCTGCGTGAGCAAGAGCACCCGATCGTGGCCTTGTGGAACCACGACAGCAATCACGTCTTGGGCAGCACCCGCAGCGGCACGCTCGAGGTGGACACTGACGACATCGGCATGCGGTACTCAGTGGAGATTCCAGACACCACTCTGGGGCGCGATCTTCAAGTTTTGATTTCTCGTGGCGACGTTTTCGGATCAAGTTTTGCGTTTGCCATCGCTGGCAAAGACGGCGAATCGTGGTCTGAGGAAGACGGCCAGGCCGTGCGTTACGTCCACGAAGTCGAGGGCGTCTACGACGTTTCCCCCGTGCTCACGCCAGCGTATGAGCAGGCCACCACGGGCGTGGCGGTTCGCTCCTATGAGCGGTTCCTACAATCGCACCGACCGGCGCTGAAGCTGCCGGGTCTCTCACGGGATGCGAAGAGCGAGAAGGCAATCCGTAGGTTTCTGCGACAGCATGGCCACAAGATCGGGTGACGTTTGCCCACACTGTCGCCGGGCACGCTTTGGCGTGTACTCGTCATCAGAAAAGGGCGGCATTTGCACTCGCTACCTGCGGTGCCCATCGTGCCGAAAGACGGCTAAGCACGTCGTGAAGTCGTGCGAAGTTCGCAGACGCTCGCTGCCTAACTAGGCAACAACCTGCAGTCTCTTAACTGCAAGGAACGGCACCGCTGGCTCTAGCGTGCGTATAGGTCACCACCTACCGCACACAGGAGCCACACGAATGGCCGCCAGCAAAGTCAAGGAACTGCTCGACGAACTCGCCGCGACCCTCGCCGAGATGGGGATGCTCGAGGAGCAAGAGGGCGAGCCGGCTGAGGAGACGGCGATGGAAGGCGACGAGACCATGCCCGCCGCGATGGAGCGGTCTGCCGAAGCTCGCCAGGCGAAGTACGACGATTTGCTGGCCAAGGCTGAGCGGATCAAGTCGGCAATCGCCAAGGAAGAGGCCCGTGAGGCCCGCAAGGCCGAGCTGCTTAAGGTTCTGCACCGTGCTGCCCCCGTGGAGTCCACCGAAATGGCCAAGCCCCGCATTGAGGCCGTGTCCTACCGGGGCTACAAGCCCGGCGTGTTTGAGTCGCCCGAGGTGGCCCACCGCTGCGGCATGTGGCTCAAGAGCATCAACGGTGACTCTCACGCCCGCCAGTGGGTGCGTGACGCGCTCGGCATCGAGTCCCGTGACCTCGGCGGCCAGATCAACAGCCTCGGCGGTGCGCTGGTTTTCGAGGATTTCAGCAACTCGCTGATTCGCCTTGTCGAAACTTTCGGCGTGTCCATGAACCTCGCCCAGCGGGTTACGACCTCGTCTGACACCCTGCTGGTGCCCAAGCGGCTGTCGGGCGTCACCGGTTACTGGCTGGGTGAGAATTCCACCATCCAGACCAGCGACCCCACTGCGACGATGGTGCAGCTGGTGCTCAAGAAGCTGGCAGCGTCCACCCGCGTGAGCAACGAGCTGCTGGCCGACAATGCGATTTCGGTGGCTCAGTGGCTCGTGCAGGAATACGGCACGACCATCAGCGGCACCCTCGATGATGCGTTCTTCAACGGCGACGGCACCAGCACCTACGGTGGCATCCGTGGGCTGTCGCAGATCAACGACGGCACGCACACGGCGTCGATTCATTCGGCCGCGACTGGCAACACCACGATTGCCAGCCTGGACATTGACGATTACCTGGGTGCCCTGGCCAAGCTTCCCCGCTACGCCATCGGTACCTCAGCGTTTTACATGCACCCGAGCGTGTACCACAACAGCGTGCAACGCCTGATGCTGTCGAGCGGCACGGCTGGCAGCGGCACCATCGGTGCTCTGTCTGGTGGAAACACCGCCCAGAACCTCGCCCAAGGCACGCCCAACACGTTCCTCGGCCTGCCGGTGGTGTGGGTTCTGAAAATGAACTCGGCACCGACAACCGGCCAGATCGCGGCCTACGTCGGCGACATCTCGCTCTCGTCCATCATGGCGAATAAGGGCGACATGCAGATCGCCAGCTCGACCGACCGCTACTTTGAGGCCGACCAGACCGTGTGGCGGGTCACCTACCGCTGCGATATCAACCACCACTCGCTGGGCACCACCAGCGAGGCTGGCCCGGTCGTCGCACTCAAGCTCGCTTAATCCTGACATCCTTCCCTGGAGACTTTGAGACATGAACCACGCTTCTGGAACTAAGAGCGTCACGAAGGCTACGGCGAGCGTTGCGGCCAGTGCCACGCACTCGCACGAGATCGACTGTGCAGGCTTCAAGTACGCCAGCATCGACGTTGTGTTCTCGCCCTTCACGGCGGCCACTGCGGCGTATGCCAGCGTGCTGAAGGTTCAGGAGAGCGACGCCAGCGGCTCGGGCCAGGCGGACGTTACGGGCCTGTCGATCACGGCTGGTGCCGGCGCGACGACCGGTTTCAGCGTCGGGGCCGTGGCCCGCTTCAACGTTGACCTGCGGGGCCGCAAGCGGTACCTGACGGTCGTGACCAGCCCCGGCAACACCGTTGCCATTGCGAGCAACGCCCGGCTGTCCAAGGCCGAGCAGCACGCTGTGACGGCCACCGAGAGTGGCGTGAACAACGTCGCCAACCTGTGATTGCTTGACATTGCTGCGATAACGCCCACAGCGGGCGGCTGGGTTCGCCCCGGCCGCCCGTTTTGCGTTACGCAAGGAGCACACCGTGAAAGTAAGTGTTGGCAACGCCGAGCACGAACTGAGAGTCGAGGCGGCATTCTCGATGCCACGCCTGACGTTCAGCGATAACTTCTTCTGCGTCATGCAGTCGCTGCTGCCGCTCGGCATTCGCCCGACAAAGTTTGTGGGGGCATTTTGGGAGCAGTGCCTCGATCGCGTCCTGCTCGAGATGCTGGACCGCACCGACTGGATTCTGGCGATTGACTACGACAGCGTCTTTGAGGCCGACACCGTACAGCGGCTGATGACTGCGGCCATGGTGAGCGGATACGACGCCGTCGCTCCGCTGCAAACGAAGCGAGACGAAGGCGTGCCCATGTTTACGCCTGAAGGCCACGACGGCACCATCGGCCTGGTGCAGCTGCCCAATACATGGTTTGAGGCTGTCGTGCAGCCGGTGAGCACCGCCCACTTTGGATGCACGCTGATCCGCAGCGAGGCTCTGAAGCGGACGCCGACGCCTTGGTTCCTGGGCACGCCACGCCCTGACGGGCATTGGGGCGACGCGCCCGAGGGCGAGCAGCCACGAACCGACCCAGACATTCACTTCTGGCGGCAGTTCAAGTCATGCGGCAACACGCTCGGCATCGCACCGCAGATAGCCATCGGGCACGCCGAGCTCAAGTTTACGTGGCCGGGGAGGGACTTGAAACCTGTCTGGCAGTCACCGAGCGAGTATTGGTCTGCCGGCGGAAAACGTCCGCCGTCTGCGTGGGGTTCCATCGAACATGGGGAGGCATCCAATGCCTGACGATCAAGTGACTTTGCGATTTCTGCGTCCGCACGGCGTGTACCGCAAGGGCGACACGATCACGTACCCGCGTGGGCCGGCCAAGTCTTTGCTGTTTGCTGGCGTCTGCGAGATCATGCCCGAGGAGCGGCAGCTGCTCGAGGTGGCCATGGTCGAACGCCGAGACGTTGAAACGGCCGACGCACCACGCCGCAGAGGAAGGAAGGCCAAATGAGGTACCGCAGCCTTGTTCGTGCCACCGAGCCAGCCAACCCCGTAACGCTGGCGGAAGCGAAACTTCACCTGCGTATTGATTCGTCAGCCGAGGACGATCTGATAGGCACGCTCATCACGGCGGCGACACGCTGGGCAGAGGACTACACCGACAGGACGTTTTGCACCACCCAGTGGCAGATGCGTCTCGATTCGTTCTACGGGCCTGTCGGCAGCCCGGTGCAGTTTGGGTTGCGGGCGGACGGCAACAACATCGAGGGACGCCAAGGCACCGTGCCCAACCTTGATATCGAACTGCCACGGCCGCCCATGGTGCAGACGG